CTTTCACCTAAGGTCCTCCGGACCCAGACTAGTCATCTGGGGACGGAAGGGGCTCATCTTTTCTATGGAGTTCATCCGGAAGGATTTTCCGATTAAAAGGAAAATCATCCAACTGGAGTAGTAACTCCTTACTAAAGGTATGTGCTGCACTTACCACAAGATGACTCTGTCTTCTCACGAAGACACGATCATCGAGTGGAAGGGCAACAACTTTGAATAGTTCGACATAGTCAATCTCTTCAAATATGTCCTTGTGCAGGGCACGATGGATAGCCATATACTTCTCCTCGATCTGACCGTAAACGTTCAGAATAGGTAAGGAGTATATCGCCTCCATCATGAGGCCCGAAGTAGTTTCGCATTTAGGATCACCACCAGTAAGGAAGATGAGGATATCCTCAGCTAGTTTACCTAGCGGATATCCCTCATTCTCTTTAGTAGTGGGCATCTTATTGGTGAAGAGAGCTAAAGCTGATGTTTGGAAGAGATGTTTATCTCCCCATTCATCAGTCATAGGCCTTAGGCGGTTCAAATACCAGCATATACTAGTGATAGTATAAGTTGCTGTTTGAAAGCCACGGATACATAAAAGTATCTGCTCCACCAAATAGGCTTGTGTCTTCAATTTCTTTCTCATACGAGAAGGAAAATGTCGTACAAGACTATAATACGAATCTATCGCGACTGGGATACCATCTACATGAGACCATCCTTTGTTCTGGGTTTCCATCAGAAAAGATGTTAGGAGATAACTCCTATTATCAACTGATTTTAATCCAGATATTGGGAATGGTGTTACCTCATACCCATTCCAGAATAAGCGTTTAGCAAATTCGAAGAATGTGGCGGATCTATGAGTTTTGAGGGGACTAACATCCACTCCTAAATCACGGATCCGAGATAGATATAACTTAGCTACGAGTTCATGTCCAATTACAATATCGTCTCCTAGGAGGCAATAAGGTACATCAGACCATTGGAGACCAAGGTCTTCAATGCAAGAGTACACCAGAAAATGGTGTGCAACTGCAAATGAAGCCCAAGATGAGTAAGCACCCATCGGATTCCCAACTTGGTAAACTAGTTTACCTCGTTTGGACTCGAATGGGTACCCAATCATAATGTTCTTCCAATGCTTGACATACTCGTAACCAAGTTTGGCTTCTAACACATCACCAATGTAATCTATAGGAAATCTATCAGTAGCGGCCGTAAGGTCGATACTGTAGAAAACTTTAGATAACTTAATTTTGTGGTAAAAGCTACCCTGATCAAAGGTACAATCCTGTGGGATTACTCTTAGACAATCAAATAACCAATGATGGAGAGGCTTGAGTACGGTCTGTGACCAGTAATCAAGAATCGCTATCACTCTTACTTTTAATTCCTTATCGGGGAACCAGGTTACTCTTCGGTAACTTCTTCCTTCGATTGGAAATAAAAGTGAGAGTTTGGACTTGAGTGCCAAGAGAGTATCTATATGTTTGGAGATTTCAGTACCCCCTAAGAATCTAATACTGTCAACCAGCATAGCTGGCAGGCAATATAGATCTTGGAGGGATGACCATAAACCCTGCCCATTCGGGCCTGATTTACTGGTCAAGTGAAATCTCTTCCATAAGATACGATTGTTCGAAATATTCTTGTTTCGACCACTTAATTCCTTCCAAAACTTTGAGACATTGGCTTTAAAACCAATGGCCCATCGTAATGGAAAGCCAGGAGTAGTAATCGGACTTAAATCCGGTTCTACACCTAAATTCAGTGACCTAGTACAGTACAATATTGTGAGCAGTAATGGCAGGTATAACCTGGCAGAACTGATTTCACGCAGTACTGGAATAAGATCACCGAATATCAGTGGTATTCCATCTTTAGTGAGGCCAATCCCAGAGGGATTTACTCGATTACCTGAAAGATAATTGAGTAAACACGATCTTACCTTCTTGACATAGTCAAGGAAGTATATCGGTCCCCGCGTTTCTAAAACGCAGGACAATCTGGGAATCACTCCTAATAGAATTGAAGAGTTTGTTTGTGAATGAAAATTCACCAGCCAAACTATCACTTTGTAAGTGAAGCCCAATAGCTGTTCTACCTTGCGGTAAGCAGTATATTGTTTCTTCCCTTTCATTGTGATCATATTTGC